CGGGCCCGCGCTGGATCGGGAGGTCGGCCTGCGGGATGACGACGCCGAGCGGTTTCGGTGCGACCATGTTGCTCTGCGCCGTCGCGATGCCGGTGATCGGATCGATGACCTGCCGGCGCCGCATGACGATCAGCTGTTCGGCGAAATCCGGGTCGGAGAGCAGGTCGGTCAGGTCGATATCCGGCATCAGCTCTTGCCCTTCGGCCTGATCACATAGGTGACCGCGGTCTTCATCTGACCGCTGTCGATCAACGGCGTTTCTGGTGCATCGGCACCGCGCCTGCGCCTGCGCTCCGCGATGGTTCGTTCCGATAGCGGCGGGGGAATGCCAGCCTCGATCTTCGACTGGATCGCATCCTGTGCGGTCAGGCCGACCTTGTTGTGCGCTGTGTCGACAATCGTGTCGGCAGAGGATGGCTGACCCATCGCGGCTTTGGCTGCCTTCGAATAGATCGTCGTTATACGGCCCGCCGCCGCCGTTACCCCTGGCACCATGAAGGGCCTTGCCGGGATGTTCGCGGCGGGCGATCCGTTGTCGTGGATATAGCCGAGCGCCGCGTTTGTGATCGGCTGGTCCTTCTCGCCCGGTTCCGGCTTGCGCTCGGCTTCCGATGCCGGGAACCCGACCAGACAGGCGGTCTTCGTCAGGGCGGCAATCGCGCGGGTCAGGGCGGGCGAGTTGTCGCGAACGAGCCTGACCCCGCTCTTCATAATTGCAGGCCGCCGGAGCCCATCATCAGCGCAAGCTGGAAGAACCGGATACCGTAGGTCGTGGCGTTCCAGTCGCCAGCACCTTCGAGCGTCACTGCATCGGTGTTGAACGCCATGCTGATCTTGTCGATCGCCTTGGCGCTCAGCGGGCCGGTGACCTGGCCGACGGATGTTCCGCCGTTCGCCGCGACCTTCAGTGCCCGGGCTTGCTCGAGCATGTTGTGCGCGATGAACAGCTGGGCGCCGAAGTCGAGCAGTGCCCCCCAGCGGCAGGAGTTGAGGGAAAGGGCCGAGATGCCCTTCCAGAATTCGAAGGTGCCCGGCGGGTAGGTTTCCGGGTCGGCGAATTCCGGGAAGGATTCGACGAATTGCCCATAGGTGAAAGCCATGGAGCGCTCCCGCTATTGGTGGTGTTGCGGGAGCGCCCCGGGATGTCGATCAGCCAACGCCGTCGCGCGCGCCCATCGTCTCGGGGTACACGACTTCGACGCAGCCGAGGCGCCCAAAATATGGCACATCGATCCAGATCCCACGATACTGCGGCTGCATCGGCTGGAGCGGCACCAGCGGATAACGGACATAATCCGACTTCTGGGTGTACGCGACCATGCGGTCATAGGTCGCCGCCGCACCGCCGGGGCCATTGATGTTGGCCTTGTCCAGCCACTTCACCGGCAGGATATCGAGGTCGATATTGTACTGCGCGGTCATGACGTTGTTTTCGCGCAGCCACTTCAGGATCGAGTCGCCGGCAGCATTGCCGACCAGCGTCGTGGTGAGATAGCCGAACGGGATCGGCGGAAGCAGCAGCTTGTTCGGCGGTGCCTTGAAGCCGCTGGCTGCCCAGACCGAGACGAGCAGTTCGTTGACGTCGGCCTTGATCTCGTCCGGCGTCTTGTTGATCCACTGGAGCGGCCCGCCGGCAGCTGAGCCAGCCGCGACATTGGCGACGTTGGTCACCAGCGTGTGGTTGAGCAGCCCGGTCTTCCCCAGCACCGTATCGCCGATGTACACCATCTGGTCGGTGTCCATCTGATGCTTCAGGTTCAGGCCGGCAAGCATCTGGGTATCGATCGGACGGCCGAGCAGCTGAGCCGACATCAGTTCAGGCAGCGAGTATGAGACCTGCTCGGCCCAGAGCGTCAACGGATTGACGATCTTGGCGATGTCGACGTTAGTGCGCGGCAGGGTGGTCGTTTCCTTACCGGCCCAGCTGATCCCGCTGGGCGTGACGCCGCCGGTCGAGGCGAACGTGCTGGTCGTGTAGCTCGACTGCTCGTCGCCCATCTGGACGTCGGTGCGCAGATCGATGTCGCGATCCCAAGTCACGCTGACCAGGGGTTCATGGATCATCGGGTCGAGCCGCTCAAGTTCGCCGACCAGGAACGCGCCGGCCGAATCCATGGTGGCGCGGTCGTAGGTGGCGAACTCGTCGTGGAAGCGGCGCAGCTTGCGGCTGGGCACCGACAGGCCTGTCATGAGGTCGGTCACGATGGCGGGCGCACGGTCCCGCTGACGGAGATAGATCATTTTCAGGGGCTCCAACAAAGGGAATGGGGCCGTCATCGCGACGGTACCGGGTCCGCTCGCCCAAGCGGGTTTTAGGGAAAGGGCGTGGTGGCCCGGTGTTACCCGGGCCGGGAGGATCAGAAGGCGATGCCGACCGAGATTTCGGTGTTGCCGGAAGGATCGGCGGCGCCGGTGAAATACCAGTTGGCCGGAGCAACGGCGGTGCCGCCACCGGCCGGGCTGGCCGCATCGACGATGTCGCCGATGTTGACCGTCCCGCCTGCCGTCGTGACGACATACGCCTGAGCACCGCGAGCGGCGGTCCCGAGCGCAAGCTTCGTGCCCATGAAGCCGACGCGCATGATATCGATGATGCCCGAGGTTGGGGGCGTACCGGCACCATAGCCCGGCGAGGTGCCGGTGTTGTCCGTCTTCGGGAACGGGCGAACGGTGATGCCATAGATCAGCGTCGCGGCATCGGTGCTGCCCATCGGCTGGATTTTGCCGGAAACAAGCTTGACCGGCTGGCCGTAAGCAGTGGGGGGCGTGTTGGCGTCGACGATCTCCTGGGAGATCACCTGACCGGGGTAGGAGCGAGTCACGGCGCCAGCGATGGCGGCGTTCATTCGCAGGGTGATTGCCGTCATGGCTGGTTCCTTGCTTTGAGGGGTTGGTGAGAGGGGAGGGTTACTTGCGGGCAGCGCGGCGGGCGATGATGGCCGCCTGCATCTTCTCCGGGGTCATCCGGCCCTGCGGAATGTCGGCGAGGCGCACGCGGGGTGCGTTGTTCGCCATCTTGGCCACGGCTGCGGCGCCGTCGAAGACCCGGCGCATCTCGCGCGGGCTCATCGCGGCGAAATCAGCCTCCTTGCCGACGATCGCCTCGACATGTGGGCGGCGCGCGGTATCGGCGAACGCGCGGGTGAGAACATCGCGACGCAGCGCCGTGACGGTCTTGCCGACCGCCGAATCCATCGTGCCGGGCTTGTAGCCGGGGAGGATGCACTCGGCCTTGGCGATGCTGTCCATCACCTCTTCGGACGATGCGGGCTTTTCCTCGTCCGCATCCTCGTCATTCGTCGGCTTGACCTCATCATCGGCCGGCGGGGCATTGTCGGCGACGAACTTGTCGAAGGCCGCAGTCAGTCCGGTCAGGCCCTCCTCGATCTTGGCGATCCGCCCTTCGAGTTCCGTGTCATCATCGGCTGCGGCGGCAGGCGCGGCGCTGACGACGATCTCGACACGCTGCGTGCCGTCGTCATCCTCATCGGTCATGTCCTCCGGCGCAGCGGCCAGCGCGGCTTCGAGCCCAGCTTCGTCGCTGTCCTTGAATGCCTTGCGCAGGCGGTCGAACCACTTCTTCTTCGGCGTTGCCATGGTTGGCTCCTCGTCTTGAATTGCACACGCCGGACCCGCCCGGCCACGATCAACAATTGCCGCATGGTTTCCGACGATGCGGGTTTGCCGGCCCAGTCCCGGCTTGATCTCTTCGACCTCGGCGTCGTAGCCGCAGCTGACTTGCAGCTTCTTCCTGGCCTGAATGGCCTTGATCAGCCTGGCGCTCTTGATCAGGAGGTCGGCGACCAGATACTCGGAATCGAGCCCTTCGCCGCGACGCGGGTTCATGATCGTGCCAGCAGAGAGGCTGCGGTCGCTGTCCGGATCGAGCATCGCGTCCGGATGGTCATCCGTGACATCCATGCCGTTGAACGATTCGAGCGTTTCAGCCGCGAACAGGACATCGGCATCGCGGACGATGACCGTCATCGAACCATCGGGGTTCGGCGTCACCTCGGCAACTGCGGGCTCGTCCGACCGGTATAACATCGGCCCGGTGCGGGCGATGCGGACTCCGGTGCAGTAGAGATAACCCTTGGGCGTCAGGAACTGTGTCCGCCCGATCTGTTCAGGCGCATAGGTCGCCATGTCCGCGACATCGCGATCGAACGCCGCCCTGTCGAAGTGATCGCGCATCGGATTATGCGGAGACCGCGCCGAGCTGGGCGCTGACGATCACGTTGGCGGCGGTGCAAGTGAACACCGCGCGAAGCGCGTTGGTCAGCGTGACCGCGGCGCCGGCCGTGCCGCCATCGATCGCGACACCGGATGCGGCGGGGAAAACCTTGATCGGGTTCGCCGCGGCATTGTAGATCGTCTGCGACTGGCCGGGGGAGAGGGCTGCAAGCTTCACGGCATTACCCGATGTCGCGCTGGTCGTGACGCGGTTGATCCTCGCGGTCAGGGCCAGCGCACCGGCCAGCGTCTGCGTGGTGCTCGCCGTGAGCCCGTCCGCGACCGTCTGCTGCTCGATCGCCGCTCCGCCCTGCGTGGACCATGTCGGCGAGGCCTGGGTGTTGCTGTTCATGTACAGCACCCCGTTGGTCGTATCGACCAACAACTGGCCCGGGACGGCCACACCGGCTCCGGTGCCGCTCGTGCCGTTGACCGGGGCGCCCGCGTTCGTCAGGACGATGGTCGCCGTCAGGCTGTTCAGCTTGAAGCTGGCGGCGTTCGCGAGCGCGCCATTGAAGTTGCCCTTCAGGGCGTAACGGGGCAAAACCATTGTTTGGGCTCCATGAGCTGAGGGACACGATGCGGTCGGACGCCGAATTGATCGTCGAAGAGTTGCGGACCTGGGCGAGGCTCGAGGCCGTCGAGTTCGATGGACCGGCCGAGGAAGGCACCGGTTGGGAGGCGGCGGACTATATCGAGCGGTTGCGGCAGGCATTGCGGAGGATCGAGGCTGGCGAGGGCGATCCTCACGAGATCGCGCGGGCTGCGCTGGACCGGCAGGACTGGATATTCGGTAGCGGGCCTAAGGCCGATCCGGTTTAGTTGGGGAATTATATACTTTACTCCCTCGCCTTTTCGGGCTAGTTTTGCCCGGTAACCCAAGGGAAAAGCCATGAGCAAGTCCACCATTTCCACCTTCGAGTTGTTCGCCATGATCCCCGATGCCGAGACAGCCCGCGCCTACCTTGAAGCCCGGCTTTGGCCGGAAGGTCCGCGCTGCCCGGTGTGCGGCATGGGCGAGCGCATCACGACGCGGAAGGGTGGCTACTACCGCTGCAACCAGTGCAAGGAGGATTTCACCGTGCGGACGAGCACCATCTTCGAGCGCAGCCACGTCCCGCTGCACAAGTGGGTCTATGCCATGTATCTGTTGGTGACGGCCCGGAAGGGCATCAGCAGCCTGCAACTAGCGAAGGAGATCGGCGTCACGCAAAAGACGGCGTGGTTCATCCTGCACCGGCTGCGCGAGGCTTGCGGCTCCGACCTGACCAAGCTGACCGGCATTGTCGAGGTGGACGAAACCTACGTCGGCGGCGTCGAGAAGAACAAGCACGCGGCCAAGCGCGAGGGCTTGGGGCGCGGAGCGATCGGCAAGACTGCCGTCATCGCCGCCCGCGAGCGCAGCACGGGCCGGGTCAAGGCGGAGGTGCCGAGCATGGTCACGCGCCGCACCGCTACAGGCTTCGCTTACCGTCATATCGAGGCGGGCTCGACCATTCACACTGACGAAAGCGCCATCTACAACCGCCTCGGCGGGCTGATCTACAAGCACGACACGATCAACCACAGTGCGGGCGAATACCGGCGCGGCAACGTCACCACGAACGGCATCGAGAGCGTGTTCGCGGTGCTCAAGCGCGGTCTGATCGGCGTCTATCACCACGCCAGCCCGAAGCACCTTGGCCGCTACGTCAACGAGTTCGCGTTCCGCCTGAATGAGGGAGACGTGAAGCGTCACACGCTGGCGCGGCTCGATAGCTTCATCGCCAGTTCGGCGGGCAAGCGCCTCACCTATGCCGGGCTGGTCGCATGAGCGAGGCTCCGAAACCGCCAGCCATTCTGGACGCCATCGCGGACGTGGTGCTGCGCTACCGGCCCAAGCCGGTCTCCGACGCAGCGAAGGACCGGAAAAAACGCGCCAAGAAGGTCGCAAAGGCGAGGGCAGAGTAGAATGGAAAAAGTTCAGATTGGAAACGCAACCCTCTACCGCGCTGATTGCCTCGACGCGATCCCGCATGTCGGCGAGTTCGATATTGCCGTCACCTCTCCGCCCTACAACCTCGGTGGAGCGCCGTGGGCGCGCTTGGGGCACTGGAAACCCGGCAATAAGGCTGGCGCTGGCGGGCGTGCAAAGTGGAAATCCGGGGCCGATGGAGGCGTCGGTATCGTGTATGGTCAGCACGAAGACACGATGGATTGGGAGGAATACGTTGCTTGGCAGCGCGCTGTTGTAAGCGCGATGTGGGCGGGCCTCTCTGCCGGCGGCGCGATATTCTATAACCACAAGCCTCGCGTCATCGGGACCAAGCTCTGGACGCCGCTCGAATTGATGCCGCCCGAGGTGGAATTGCGCCAGATTATCACATGGGCGCGCCCTGGCGGCATGAACTACAGTCCCGCTTCCTTCATGCCGACCAGCGAATGGATCATGCTCATAGCAAAGCCCGCCTTCCGCCTGAAATCGCGGGGCGTATCCGGGCTTGGGGATGTGTGGTCTATGCGGCCTGATATTGGCAGCGATCATCCCGCGCCGTTCCCGCTTGAGCTTCCGGCCAAAGCCATTGAAGCCACCGATCCGGCCATCGTGTTCGATCCTTTCATGGGCTCCGGGACCACTGCGATTGCCGCTCTGCGCGCTGGACGAAAGTTCGTTGGCGTCGAATTGAGCACCCGCTTTTTCGACATGGCCTGCGCTCGGATTGAGGCCGACCAACACTCCCTTTTGGCTCGCATGGCGTGAGAGGAAAAGGGAGTCATGTATATAATTCCCTTTAGTTGACCAACATTTTCAGTGTAGCAGCCACTCCGGGATGCAGCGGCTGCGGCGCGGCTGTCGGCAATGCCCAGACCGCGTCGGTATGCTCATCATTCAACACGACGTCGAACTGCCGGGCGAGCCTGGCCAGATAGGTCGCAAATCCCATCCGGGTATCGATCGGCCCGGTGAGCGGAGCGGCGACATTGACGCCAACCTCTTCCCTCGCCTCCCTCCGTGCCGCGGATCTGGCGCCTTCGCTCGGCTCGATCGAACCGCCCGGAAAGCACCATGTGGAGGGATGGCTGCCGGCGGCCTCGCTCCGCTTCAGGAACAGGATGCGCCCGTCGGGGTCGACACACATGACGCCAGCACCGTGAAGCGCAGGGGCAGTGTCACGAACCTGGATGTGGATCCGAACCAGCTTTACCATGGTCAGCCGTCGAATATCGGGCGCGGGCGGCACCTGCAGTTCCAGATACAGCCCGGCAGCGCGTGATACCCAGGATCGCACTCCGGTGGCGTGTCCCACCTGAACCGCTGATGGTTCAATGCCTTGTGCGAAGGCCGGGCGCGCGAATCTGCGATCACCCATTCGAAATAGGTCGAGCCGACGTGCTGCGCCCGCACCATCGTCAGCGTCGTGGCCGTGCGCGATACCTCGGTCCGCGCGATCGTCATGGCGCGGGATTTCGTCACCTCGCCGGTGCGCATGATCTCGGCCGCGATTTCCTTCGCCCGCGTCGAGTTCGTGATGCCCTCGATCGTCAGCTTATGAACGCGCTCGGCCGCCTCGATCGGTAGCGACGTGATCAACCCGACCTGCTCGGCGAGGATCTGCTGCATCGCAAGACCGGTCGGCGCCGTCTCAATCTCGCGGTGCAGCAGCCGGCCCATCTCGGCGCCGCGCGCCCGCCAGACATTCCGGTCCTCGCGGGCGACATCGGCGATCATCTGCTGCGCCACGCTGTTCGCCCACGGCGTGATGACGAGCGAGTAGCGGCGGAGATGATCCAGCAGGGTCGCCGATTGCTCTGGCGTCTCCGGAGGATTCGCGCTGACCAGTTCGCCGATGTGAGCGGCGATCCTACGTAGCCGCGAGCCGTAGAACCTTTCGGCTTTCATCGCCTGCTGGTGGCTCTTCTGCCCCGGCATTCGGTCCTGGAACCGGGCTCCTCGCCGTTCCGCTCTCGCCATCAGCCGGGTCGCGTGCGGGGACAGGTCCATCGTCATCCTCGCCGTCTTCGCCCATGATCGGGTCTGGCTCGTTCTCAGCCTCGGTGATGTCGGCGTCAGTGATATTGCTGAAGACGCCCGTCGTCTCGGCGGACTGCTTCAGCTCCTTCAGCGCGACCGAGCGGCTGATGATCTGGTCATTGTAGGCCGCGCCGACGGTGTCACCGACATTCTTGGCGATCTCCGCCTTCTCGCTTTCGGACAGCTGCCAGCACGGATTGAACTGGGGTCGAAAGCCCGCAGGCGGCGACTTGCCCGTCACCGAGCGGTAGAGGCAATCCATGATCAGGTTGACCGGCGCGCGGAGATCAGTCTCCTGCCGCGACTTGATCGTGTCGTAATAGTTCCGGATGTCGCTGTCGCCGGTAGCATTGAGGCCGGCCGGAGACTGCCCGAACAGGCGGACCAGTGGGATCTGGGTCGCACCCGAGATCTGCTGCCCGAACCCGAGCAGGAGGTCGTTGAGCCCGGCGAAGGTGTAGGTCAGCGCCTCGAACTCGTCCTTCGTATCGATGAGAGTCAGACCCTCGGTCGACTGGAACTGACGAATCATCTCGACGTTATTGACCAGCGCATCAAAGACCGCGCCGCCGCGCGCGAGGATATCGCGCAGGCCTTCGACCTTGAGCGTCCGCAGATACGCCTTGAACACCAGCTGCGCTGCGCCCGTGGTCGAACTGTCATAGGCGAGGAGACGGTCGTACATCCGTTCGATGACCGACAGGCCCCAGCCCTGTTCGGCAAGGCGCTGGAAATAGGGGAGCTTGATTCCCTCGATCCGCATCACGCGGGTGTGATGGATTTCCTTGTTCTGCAACGCCGTCGCGTTTGGGCCAACCGTATAGATTTCCGGCTTGCCGACGGATGCCCCCATGTTCGTCACGAGATCGGTCGTATTCGGGTTCAACTCCCACCGTGACAGCGGGAGGACGCCGAGGAACTGGTCCTTGCCGATGGTCTTGACGTCGAGCGGGGTCGAAAGATCCTGCCCATCGATCTGCATGACGCCGATCGCGCCGCCGTAGAGCCGCGCCCACTTGATCGTGTCGCTGATGCCGGTCCAAAGCTGGAGATCGTCCTGCCGGGCCTGCATGGCCAACCCGATATCCGGATCGATCGCTGTCCCGAAATCGACGCCCTGGCGCGTCATGTCATCCGCGACCGAATCGACTACCGCACCGACGATCCATGATCCGCGGTACATGAACTCCAGTTGCCTGGGCATGCGCGTGATCAGGTTCGATTGGACGTAGCCCGAAGCATCTCCGATATTGCCCGAGCCGGTGCCGAGGCGCGCCTGCAGGTTCTGGAACGAATCGTTAAATGGCTGGGCCGCTGCTGCGCCCTGGCCTTGCTGCCGCCCACGAGCGCGGCGCTGTGCTCGTCGGGTCATCCGCCATACGCCTTGATGAATGTGTCGATGTTGAAGTCGCTCGGCGCAAAGGTGAGGCCGACGGCATCCGCGATATCCGGTGAGCGGAGACCGCGCCGCTTCATCTCATCCTTGGATTCGACGACGACGCGCCCGGACGAATCGATCTTGTACTTCACCGATGCGAGCTCGCCAGCCAGATCCTCCGCGGTGTCACGTTCCAGGGGCCCGAAGCATGGCTCCTCGTCGTGGATCCACTGCGCGACTTCCATCCAGATATGGTCCCGGATCTTGGCGGGCTGGCCATCGACCTTCGACCATTGCGACCGCTCCGGGGCCTTTTCGGAGACCATGACGGCAACGACCGGGATATTCTGTTCCGCCAGCCGATCCGCGACACCGGCGCCGACGCCATTGGCATCGACATAGACCTTATCCGCGCGCCATTTCTTGTAGAACGCCATGGCCTGGCCAGCCGATGCCATCGTATCCTGCTTCGACCTGATCTCGCACTCCTCGATCTGGTTCCCGACCCGCAGGATGAAAACGGTACGGTCGTCACCGAAGCGTGCGACATCGACACCCATCCGTCTTTCGCCGGATGGTGCTGGATTGGTGCGCTCGATCGCGCCCTCAACCTCCTCGAGCGCGATGAGCGTGTCATCATCCTGCTTCGGAAACTCACCGTCGGCGCGGACACGGACGACGTTAGAGCCCTCGCCGAACTTGCGGACTAGCCTGTCGCGGTAACCGGCATCAACGAGCGGGCTATCGGCGCAGCAGAAGTGCAGGGTCTTGAAGTCCGCCCGGTCCTGCTTGTGTGAACGAGCGAAATAGCCGGTGTTGCGAGTCGGGTTACCGACCATGAGAAGGCGGGCGCCGTGACTGGACAACGCGCCCTCAGCGACCTCGAAGATTGCATCGGCGACGCCCGAGGCTTCCTCGACCACGAACATGATCTGTCCGTCTTCGGCGATTTCCTCGATCGTCTCGCCGTCGGCGCTGATCCTGATCCCGCTGGCATGGAACCCCTGCAGCGCGTCGGGGTTTTCCTTGCGGGCGGTACGGGCAACAGCGAACCACTGGTCCGGCGCGCCCTTATCGGCGATGCGGTCCTGATTGATCGTGAACAGATTGGACAGCCAGAGATCTTCCGGGATGCCGCGCGCCCGGCTGAGATCATCCGACCGGCGCGCCCATTTGCCAAGCTCGGACCAGAGCACGTCCCGTAGCTGCGACGCGCTTGGTGCGGTGCAGGGAATCTTTGGGTAGTCGAAGCATTCGAGCATCCACCAGATGGCGGACCCGACGCTTGCAGACTTGCCGACACCATGACCGGCCCGGACGCTGACCTTGGCGCCATCAGGCGCAATGGCATCGAGCAGCTGGCCCTGCTGAACAGTGGGGTTCAGGCCTAGCCGTTGCTTCGCGTAGAGGAGCGGGTCCTGTCGCCAGATGCCGCGCAGCTGGAGCCAGTCACTCGCCTCCTGCGCGCTTGGCATCCAGGATGTCCTTCGCGGCATTGAGCAGGCCAGAGATGCCAGCGCCGGTCACCTCAACGGAGCCGCTGTGGTCGAGCCGATGCACATCCCGCCACAGGTCAGGCCGCCGGTTCTTCAGAAAGAAGATCGCAGCCGTCGGGCTAGGCGCGATCTTGGCGCGGTACGGCGCATAGACCGGCTCGTCGGCACCGGCCGGCATGAAGATCTTGACCTCGTCCTGCTCGTAGCCAAGCGCCATCTGGAGGAGGCTGCGTTCGACGCGGTCATCAACTGCGGATTTGCCGAGCTTCAGGGCCTCGAGGAAATCGGGATACCGCATCTTCCATGCCGTGATCGTGCGGCGAGAGACCTTGAAGAAATCAGCGATCTCCTCGTCGATCGCGCCGATCGCGCACAGCTTCCGCACCTGCTCGACATATTCCGGCCTGTACTTGGTCTCCGGACCAGGGCGATTCCCGGTTGCGCGATGCAGCCTCGCAGGACCGCTGCCGCCGGCTTTCTTCGCGGTCATGACGGCCTCACTTCGGTTCGCGGCTTACCGGGCCGCAGGGTTGAGATCGAGCGCCGTCGGCTCGGTCACCGGCTCGGCAGTGATGACCGGCAGCACCGGCGCGATGGCATCGAGCTTCGACGTCAGTGCATCGATACCGGGCTGGAGGCTGGCATTGGCATCCAGTGCGGCCTGCAATGCGGCAGCATCGGCGACGCTCTTGGCGACGGCGCGGTCAACGGCGGCGGAGAGGGCGGTGAGATCGGCCATGGTGATGCGCTCCAGGATCTTGAGGGCTCGGTTGTGGTTGCCCCGGAACTCGGCCCAGTGGAGTTCGAGGTGGAGGGCGATGCTGTGGCCCAGCGCGGCGATGCTGGCACCTATGCGCTCGGCGGTGTCGCCGATGCGGTGGAAGAGGTTGGGCATGTGGCGGCCTATGCTGGCGCTTCGGCGAGCTAAACGGCTCGAAAGGCACAAAAAAACCCGGCAGCGATAATGCTCCGGGTTGACTTCGATGTGCTTTGGACGCGTTGATTGACTGGCATTTCCTACATTCGTCGGTTCCCGTCGTCAAGCCTGATTTGCTGAAGGTTGGTGCGCGGCGCCAGATTGTCGCTCAATGTCGCGGTCGTGGATACTCGATATCAAACGGTTTATCACTCATAGCGAGCGCTCGGGTTTGCCCATCCGGCCCAACCTCGAAAAGGGCATAGATCGTTCTATCGCTACCCGATGCGGCTGTATCCAGGCCGATGAAATGGGGACCTCGTCCTGGCTTCACGGCATCGCAGCGTGGGCATGGGCATCTGGCCATCATCCCTCCTCCAGCGCGGCATCGATTATGCGCTGCCAGCACGACAGATCCGCCGGGCCTGATCCGGCCGCGCGGATCATCGCGTCGGTGGGTTCGCGCATGGCGGTTAGGACGGCGCGGGCCTGCATTCGCACGCGGTCAAACAGAACCTTCGCCATCACGTCGGATCTAGCGGCCTTAAGCAGATCCTCCCATGCGAGGTTCTGAATTCCATCGGGCTTGGTGGCGTCCCGTAGCAGGTTGGTCCGCCACAGTTCTCGGGCAACCAGCTTAATCATCGTTTCCTTGCGCCTCCTGCGCTCCTTGATCATCGCGATAATGACCCCCATTGGCTCAAGGTCAGCCAAGTGGGTGCCCCATGCGAAGCTATCGAGCGCGTATTCGAGCGCCTGTATCTCGGTCATTTCACCCATGCCCGTTCCTATCACGATCGATCCCATTGATCACCACGGCCAGCATGGCGATGACGAAGACGGCGAGCCACAGCTTCCAGTCGTCCGGGATCATCGCTCCGGTGCCCCGTCCCGTATCGCCCAGATATCCCTGAGTTCCTGCGATGGGTGGCTCTCGATGATCTTCCCGAGCAATTGGTCAGCGCCATCGATATACTCGCGCTGTGCCGCGATCAATTCGGTACGCGCCGCATCCCATTGCCGGAAGAGACGCCACTCGACCATGCCGACGACCAGCGACAGCACCGACACGACACCCATCCCGATCGCGAAGCTATTCCAGTCCATGATCATTCTCCCAACCCAGCCAAAATCTCCGAATCCGGCACCCCGGCGACCCGTAACCGCGTAATCGCCGCGATCTGATCCCATAGCCGGAGATACCCGTGCGCATCGATAAAGATCGGATCGACCCGCTCTCGAAGTCGGGCAGCCGCATCGGCTGCCGCCTGGCGCTCGCCCGCGACCGTCGCTCCATCCCGCAGCGCCTCGGCCTTACGCAGGCGGTCGATGCTCTTCAGGTCCGCAGGCTCGCTCCCAGGAGCCCCAACGGCGCGCACCGGCAGCAGATGCCCGACACCGCCGAGCAGCAGCAACGCAGCTGCCTGCACCGCCTTGGGGCCACTGGAAAACCGACACCGCGATAACCGCGCCGCGTCCCGGATCGAATGCTCATCGAGCACGACCAGTTCGAATATCCCGACGAGGTCACCGGGGATGAAACCGCGAGCATGGCGGAAGCTATGCCGCGCCTCCAGCTGTGCCGGTGTCTTGGGTCCGAACCCATAGCTCGGGGTCCCGCGCACCTGTTCGCCCCAGGTTGCCGCCGAGGCACCCAAGATGAACCCGCAGGCCTCCCACTGCCGCTGGTACCAGAGACAGGCCGGGTAGGTATCGTCGGTGAATACCCCGCGATCGTACAGCTGCTTCACCCGGTTGACGCTGACCCGGCGCAAGGCCTTCACCTCTCGGCCGGCTCCATCTTTCTCGACCGTCACCTCCTCGAATTTCACCTGCTTGGCGTGCTCCGGTGTCGGCCCGATGTACGTCGCCTCGATATTCTTGATCCGACCGGCCCCGACCTCGGCAAGCGCCGTCACACGCGCCAGTTCAACCGCGGCATCGGTGCGGTCCCGGCGCAGCAGCTTGCCGACACGGACCCGCTCGTGCTTGGTCGTCATCGCCTTGATCTCCTTGGGAGCGCGATTTTTCCCAATCTTTCCAACCATGTCCCCGCCCGTCGCCATAACTTCCACTCCAATTACCGATACCCCTGACCCGGTTTAGGTGGGCAGGATCAGCCACTTGGCCTCGGCCCATGCACCCGGTCGGCGAGATTGATCAGCTGCTGCCGGTCGGCCCATCCCGCGATCCATGCCGGATTGATCAGGACCAGCCCGTGGTCGTGCCATGCCCTGCGCGCCTCGGTTCTGGCCTTTGTCGGATCAGGATCGCGCATCGATCCGGAGTACGGGGCGAGGGAGGAGCGGAGGGTCATGGGTGGCCCTCAGGATATTCATGGACCGGGATGCCAGCGGCTCGCAGGCGACGAGCCATGTCCGCAGTTCCACGACCGCCCTTGAATGCCAGCCCCATCGTCGGCCTGCCTTCGTCGATCATGCGTTGATTGCGGATAGGACCGGCGGCTCGTCCGTGCTTGTCCCAATCAGCAGGGAAGCGATCGAAGTGGTGGTTGCGGGATATTGCCCACATGCGCGCCAGATGATCCGCACCGGTCGGGCAATCGCCCTGGATGATCGCGTTGATCACCCGTTCCTCTGCCAGCATGTCGAGGACACCGAACAGCATCGCCTGATCGGAGTAATCGCGGCCGCCGCAAACTAGGACACGTTCCGGCATCACCTTGCCCCACCCATGACCGCCGACCCTGCCCCACTGCCCCACCACCCCACCTCCCTACGGGAGGGAGGTGGTGGTGGGGCAGGCGTCAGGGCTATCCAGTTTGCCCCACTTGCCACACCTTGCCCCACCAGCGATTTCACAGGTGAGGCAATCACAATTCCACCCACTTTCCGACGACCACGAACTTGCGTTTCATGCGCTTCCGATCCTCCTTTTCCACGACCTCAAGCGCGCCTTCCCGGAGCCATGCCTTGAGCAATCGGGCTACCTTCTTGCGGTCTTTTTCATCATCCAGATCGAGCATGAGAGCGCTCGCAATCGGGTTCCCGACCCATTCATTGGACTGCGCGTTCTCGCGCCAATCTCCATCCGCGATAGCCCGCTGGACGCTATAGAGATGCCTCGACGTCATGCCGTCGAACAGGTCTGGAGGTGACCACGCGCAGGCGACGCCGACGCTGTCGCCATTATCCAGATCCACATTGTTCATGCGGTACCAGTCGCCGGATTCGGGTGGCGCGAGGTTGGCCTTGTCGTTATCGACGCGGAAGAAGAAGCGGCGCTCCTGCTCTTCGATGCCCAGGTGCTTCGCCTCATCCTCGCTCATGCGGTTATAGACCAACACGGAACGGGCCTTCCCGATCAGGGCGGAGGCACCGCGCGCGCTGTCCGCATTGGCCGCCTCGCCATTCTGCTTGCGGACGTGATGCACGAGATTGACTGCTGCCCCGGTGCGCTCGGCGACAACGTTCCATTCACGGGCGACAAGGTCGATTGCGTTGTTGTCATTCTCGGAGACGGCATGCGAACTGATGAAGGGGTCGATTTGGAGCACGTCGATCTCTCGGGCGATCATCTCAGCTATAAGCGCGTCCACGACTGGCCTGACGATCATGGCGCCGTCAGGGCCTTCTACGGCCATAACAAGCGGCTGGTCGCGGCCACTATCGACATATAGGCGCCCGGCCGTCTCTTCCGGCGTGATCCGGAACCGCTGGGCAGTCGCATGGATGCGCCGCTCGATCTCGTCGTGCGGGTCCTCGAGGTTCCACATCCAGACGTTGAGCGCGCCCTCAGGCAATCCCTTGCCGTAGATATCGCGGCCCGATGTCATAGCCAGAAGCTCGCCGATCTTCAGCGAAGATTTCCCGACCCCGCCGGCTGCCACGTCAAGCGCGATGAACTTCCGGATCAGATGCTTTCCGTAGACGAACTGGCGTTTCGGAATGTCGGCCGTCGCCCGCCATGTGAATGGGGTCGCGGCCACAAGTGGCTTTGGTTCAGCCACCTCAAAGCTCTCGTCGACGACACGCAGACGCGGCGTCTCAGTATCTTCGGCAGGCGGCGGGATATCATCCACCGCGCGCTCCGGCAGGCTATCCCAGTATCCATTGATGTTGTCGGGGTCATCCACGCCGTCGTCATCCATTCCGTGTTACTCGGTCGATCGACCGGGCCGCCATCATCGCGAGGTCTAGTGCTGACTTGATGCGGATCAGTTCGCTTGTGGGGAGCGGCGCGTAGACCGCTGATGTCGCCAGCCGCGATATCTCGCCGAGAATGACTGCTGCGCTGTCCGTGGCCCGCCGCATCCCGACTGACGCCGCATCCCGTATCGTCGCGATATCCACGCGCGCCGCCATGTCCATTTCGCTGCCGCTGGGGCAGTGCATGGCGATGACGCGGCGGTGGTCGCGCTCGCGTGCGGATTCGTCGAGACGGATGCGGGCCGGCGCGTTCACAGCCGCCCCACCCGATCAACAAACGCACCCGGCGCTATGGAACGAATCCACTCCACCGCGGCATCCGGATCGAAGAAGCAGGCGACGTGATGCCCGGCGCGCCACATCGTGTTGCCCCATTCGATTTGATCGATCGAGAGCTTCCCGGGGCGACCGCCGGCATATCCTTTGAACTCAGGCCATGCGGTGAACCGGTGCCCGACAGTCCCGGATGCGACGGTGATATCGAAGACCCCGGCGCGGACGCCTTCCTTGATCGCCTGGTGCCGCGCCCGCTTGCCCGCATTGGCGTTCGCGAAGACCATCAGCGACGGCGCCACCATGCGCAGCCGACCCCGGAACGTCGCCTGACGATCCGCCTCCGCCCAATCCCGCCGGCCATCAGGGGCTTGCACCGGGAACAGCGGGGCGAGCGTGTCGGGCTCGTCCAGAAAGGCCGCAAACGCGCTCATTCCGCCGCCCAGCGCTGTTGTTGCAGCATAAGCCGGTACTGCGCCGTTTTCGGCGTCACATTGAACCGGGCGACCAGACTATCCACCGTGATAGCCGCGCGCAGGGGCCGCGTGACGCCGCAGAGAAACGCGACCATCTGCGCCTCCGCATCGACGCGGCCGAGCTTCTTGTCCGGGTATTTGCTGGCGTTGCCGCGCATCTCAGTGCGCCGCCATCGGGACAGCGCTGATATCGGAGCCGCCCCGAAAGGCGGCCCCTTCATCAATTGTTATCCCCCCGACCACGATCAGGATTCCGGCGAGCCGAGAAGAACGGCAAGGCCGGTCTCGCTGCGGACCCGGTCGAGCGCTTCCTTGAATGCCGCGTCGAAGACAGGCTCCTGCCGCCACATCTCGAACCAGAAGCTCAGGCCGTCGCGCTTGCGATACCGGAGCCGAACCGCGATGCGCCATGTCGGCCCGTTCTTGAAGACCGGGATACCGATGAGGAACAGGTTCGGCACCTTGAGCGGAGCACCCTTCGCGTCGGTATGCTGCGAGACGAACGTGATCTCGCCTTCACCGCTCGACAGGTTCACCGTCTCGCCGACCTGGGATTTCTCGTGGACCTTGAGGCCGACCGCAATTTCCATCAACTTCGATGGCGAAGCGATGTTGCCGCCGATCGCAGTGATGAAGCGCTGCATATCGTCAGGCAGGTTCGTCGTATCGTCGAGGACATCGACGATGCGGTCTTCGAGGAACGCGGCAAAATCCGCCATCGCCATCGGCTTCTTGTTCTGCGACGTCCACGCCTTCCATTCGTCCGACAGCGGGAAAGCGAACTTGGCGCGGTGCTGGCCGAAGCGCGGGTCCGCCTCGGCGCCGGCCCGGTGATAGTCGATAACCGCGGTCAGGGTCGGGCTGGTGCGGTCGTCATTGGCGAAGATGAGCGTGTCGTCATCCTTGAACCGCGCGACATGGGCAATGAGGCTGTCCAGATCGAGCAGCGTGGCGGTGCCCTTGCGACGAAGCGGCTTGTCCCGGTATTCGTCGAAGACGGACTGCGGCAGGACGCGCGCGCCATCCTTGCCGAGCACGATAGGTGCTTCGACCCCGGTTCCGGGCTCCTTGAACGTCTCGATTTCCGGGCGGATGTAATCCTCGATAAGGTCGCGCGCCTGGTTGACGACGCCTTCGATTTCGGTGTCCATGGTCTCGGGTCCTTATGCGTTGCGGATGCCGGCGCCGGACGACACGTCGCGAACGCCGAAGAGCTGGCCCTGATTGGGCTTGTGCGGGGTGAAGCGGTTGTCTTCGGTGGTCCAAGCGACCGAGGCGGCACGGACTGGTTCCGGCAGCTTGATCTTGTACTTGGCGGCGATGACGAACATGCCGTTGTTGACCTTGAAGTCGACTTCGATCGTCAGCTTCCCCTTGGCCGTGCCCTGGGTCGCCGCGATGTCCTGAAGCTCGGCCGCCATGGACTTCAGATCGACGGCGACATCAGCATCGAACTGGCCATCTTCGATCAGGGCGATGAATTGCCCCAGCGTGCTCGCGGCGGGGCGAAGAGGCCGCCCATCCGCTGCGGGAGCGATGATCTCCCCGGTTTCATTGTCAAAGGCTTCCATGATATATTCCTGTTTCGGTGAGCAACGGGCCGTGCTTCGCTGTTCCTCGGAGCGCGGCCCAAACCGCCCCGGCGAATTTCGTCAGGATTTCGCTCGCCGCCGCCTCTCAACCCCGGCCACAACCTCATCACGCGGCGCGATCGGGCGGCGTTTGCCCGCCGCGAGGTCCGCGCGGATCTCGGCGACACGGGCGAGGACGCGGGCGTGGTGTTGCGCGTGACCGGAGAGGGACAGCGCGCGGGCTGCCTCGGAGGGGGTTGACGGGCGGGTGAGCCAGTTGCGGAAGATGTTCATGCGAAAGCCCCCATCCCGATCCTGATGGGCTGATGGCCGCAGCCGATATCCATGCGAGTTCCACAGCGCGGGCAAGGATCGCGGTAGACGGCTGGGGGGAGATGATCCTCATCAACCCTGTCTTCTTCGGCAGCTGCGGATTTTGCGCGAGGAACTGGATTGTGCGCGACGCGGATATGCCCGGGGCGATGCCGCCAATGAATCTCTCGGTTACCTTGCCATGGGGCGCAGGAAAGCCCGAGCGACGGCAAGGAGACATCGCGGCCGACGCCATAGCGGGTGACGGAGATCAGGCCGCGCTTTTCCAAACTCCTGACGGCAGCACTGATACACGATGCCGATGCCGCACCTGTCGCCTCGCACAGTTCGCTGTTTGTCGGGCACCCTTGGCCGGCGCGTGCGGCAGCGACGATGCGGTCATAGACGCGGCGGTGGCTATCGCGGATATCGCCTGCCGGCCCGCGCTCGATCAGCGCGATGGTGGTTGGTGCCAGGGTCATGCTGCCTCCATTCCGTCGAGCAGGCCGCCACGGTCGCCGTCGATTCTGGCGCGCGCCATGGCCGCGTATGCCGGGTTGAGTTCGATGCCGATGCAGTCGCGCTGCAGTCGGTCGGCGACGAGACCGGTTGTGCCGGCGCCGAAAAACGGATCCAATACCGTGCCGCCAACCGGGCAGCCGGCGAGGATCGCCCGGCGCGCAAGCTCGGTCGGGAAAGTCGCGAAATGCGCGCCCTTGAAAGGCTCGATCGCCATTTCCCAAACGGCCAGTTCGGCGGGCTCGTAGTTGCGGAGGTAGCGGCCCTCTCCACGCGGCGTATTGGCGATGTCGGTATGGTTGATATGCTCGGCATGGCGTGGATCTACGGTTCGCGTCTTGCCCTTCTCGCGGCCTTGGCGATGGTGCGAGCCATGCCCGCCCGCGCCAGTGTCCCAGCCATCGGGCATCTTAACGCGCTTGTTGCCCTTGGTCGTGCGCGGCCCAGGCTCGCCACCGATATACGATCCGCCGCGATAACCGTTCGCATCCTCGTCCGATGTCCGACCCTGCAACACGGCGTTGGCGTCGTAGAACGTGCCGATGTTCAGCCACCGTGCGCCGGTGCGTTCCGGGTCCGTGATTAGCGGGCAGCGCTGCGTCAGGTCGGGCGCGAACGATAATTCGCCGGTGTCTCTGGCCCGCCAGATCGGCGCGTCATCGGATTTCGCGAACCAGAAGATTTTCTCGTGCGCCGTGGCGGGTCGCTGCGATCCCGACGAGTCCGGCATCGGGTTCGTTTTGCCCCACACGATCTCGGAGCGAACCCACCAGCCGGAATCCTGCAGGGCGATGGCGAGCCGGTTCGGAATCATCAGAAGATCCTTCGGCTTGATACCGCCGCCGATGGTGCTGAAGGGCTTGTCGCGAAAGGTGCGATCGTCGCTGCTCAGCACCTTGCCGTCCGCCGCAGATCGGCCATTGGGCGTCGTCGCGTAGCAGTCGCCATAATTAATGAAGCACGAGCCATGTGGCTTCAGGATGCGGCGAACTTCCTCGAAAACCGCTACAAGAACCTCAAGGTGCTCGGCCAAGGTCGGCTCCATGCCGATTTGGCCCGCGACATCGTAATCCCGCAGCATCCAGTACGGCGGTGAGGTCAGGCACAGATCGACCGAATTATCCGGCAGCATCGCCAATTGCTCGCGGACATCGCCGATGAGGATGGAGACCGTCACCACGCATCCCCTTCCGTCGCCCAGCCAACAACAGCAGCCGCGACGCCCACGACGATCGCCAGCAGCGCGAACGCGGCGGCGACGACGGTGAGGGCGAGGGTGATGGTCATGCGACTTCTCGCGGTGCACGCAGCGCGGTAATTCGAACTATCCGCGCATCTATCAGCGCGCGAAGCTGTCGGAGCTCATGCTCCATGCCGAGCAGTTCCCGGTGGTCTTCGATGCCATCGAGTTCCGCATCGATCGCCTTGGCCAGCAGCGCGCATGTCGCCACGGAAAGCTTTGCATCCGTCGAGCAGACTGCCTCTTTCGGGACGACGCGGCAACCGTACAGGTCTGCGATATCGTCCAGGGCAGACGGCTCTGCCTCGCGCACGTCCCACAGGCGCTTCGGGTCCGTGGAGCCGCCAGCCATGATGTTGCCGACTTGTTTGGTCGACAGGTCCATGACGTAGGCCAGAGCCTTCTGGCTGCCGAGCGATGCCTGAGCGCGAGCAAGACCAGTCACCATGGCATTGAGGAACTGTGCTTCCGTTACTGGCGCCTTGCGCGGAACGACATTGCTATCCAGCATGAGTATCTCTCCCGTTATGATCTTGGTCGACACATCCGGAAATGAAGCCAGCGCCGTGGGCATCGGCGATGAAAAAGACCCCCGCGCCCTCGGCGAACACGTCGCGGCGATCGTGGACAGGCTTGCGGGTTTGCCAGCCGGGCGCTGCCCAGGCGAAGGGGAAGGCGGCACTGGCGCTGAACACGATGATGATGGCGTGGGGGATCATGCTGCCAGCACCCGGCCAACGTCATGAGCAGCCCGGCTACCCAACTTGAAGAAATGCGAGACGTAGGCGAGCGGTCGGATCGAGCCGAAGACTACCTGACGTGGGGTCTCAGCGATGATCGCATCAGGAATGATGGCTACCAGCCGATAGCCGAGCCGATCAAGCGCGCGTTGCTCGCGGGGGCTGAACCACGCCTCAAATTGTGCGTAATCCTTGAACCCACAACCATAATGAAGATCGCCAGAAAACCGACGATGGGCCGAAGCCATATCCTCTCCGAGTTCTTCCCACCATGGCGGGCAGTTCGGGCCATTCGGATCGCTCCAGCGATAGCTGAACCCGGGGCGATACGGCCCGCGACCGACGCTGTCTTGCACGCGCAGGATCGGTCCCACCCCCATCTACTCGCCCTCCGAAAAGCTGGCCGTGCCGTCGTGTTGAGCGGCACGGCCAAGGAGGTGACCGAGGGTGTCGGTCACGGGGGAGAGGCTATCAATCTTGCCGTGCAGCTTAATCCCATCAGGATATTCGTCACCAAAACCAGCGAAGTCGATGGTGGTGGTGTACTCTTTCAGATCATCATCAATCCAGACGACGCCAACCAACGCGGGCGCCTTGAGAACATCCTCGCCCATCGCTTCGTTCGTGATATCGACGGCCATCTTGATCTTACGAATTTCGGACAGCATGACGGGGAGTTCGGCCAGAAAGCGCGGGAGAACATCGACAGGGATCGCGGCCATTTGCTCCAGCGTATCGACTGGATAGCCGGCCCCGTCCTCGCGTTTCGCTCGCCGCGTCACGCCGTCACCTCATCCATTTCGGCGCTACCCGATCCGGACAGCGCAACATGGATCAATTGCGCAGCGGGCGAACAGATTGCATGCAAGGACCAGCCCAGCTTGCAGGGCACTGTATTTGCACGCATGATACCAGAAGAACCGGGGGCAGCCCGGTCATGGGTCGCGCTAACCACGCTCTGGGGAGGGCAAGTATGGCGAGCAAAAATCGCTGCGACGTCGAGACTATTTTTACCGGAACAATCCTGGTTCAGACGAAGCCGCGCATCGAGCGGCGGGACCATCTGGTCCATTTCATCGGTGTCGAGACCGGCATCCGGCTTGCCATGGTCGAGGATCTGTTCCTGTCGCTCACGGTCGACGCACGGGCGGTCGCAAGCGAGATCAAGGCAGAGCGCGCCAAGGCAAAGGTGCTGCGGTTCCCGGGTGAGAGGCGCAAGCATTAGGCCGCAATCCCCTCGATCCGGGCCAGCGTCGCGATGTCGTCATCCGTCAGGTCGGCGACTGGCCCGAATTTACGGCCTGCCTTCATGAAGATGTTGATCGCGAGGGGTCGCGAGGGGCGGCGAACCCCACTCAGAATTTCGCTGGCATAGGAGATGCTGATGCCAAGCAAATTTGACATGTCGCGGGCCGAGTATCCGCGCATCGGATGCACATATGCGGGTTGGGTAGCCATGAAGGCGCCAAGCTCGGGCGATATATTAAACCATTCTCCTCGCACTCGATCGCAAGCGAACTGGCGATGCAATTCTCGTTCGTGGTCAAGGCCGCCATCGAACGCACGTTCCAGCGAGAGTGCAACCGGGCTATCCACCTGCATTTTTAGCAGTCGGTTCCAAGGATTCTTGGCGAACCCGATCTTGCCGAGGCCCAAGCATCGCGCGGTGATGAAATATACGCTCATGCGGCCGCCTGCTGCGCAGCGTACTGCGCCATGAACGTGACCAGCTTGTTCGCATTCGCCAGCGACAAGGACCGGCCCGCACGCAAGTGCTGCACGAGCGCACCATCGGCCATCGTCTCACGGCCGAAGCGGGTCGGCTTCATGCCTGTCTCGATGAGGAACGCTTCCACCTGGGTAAGAAGCTCGGCGTCTGTCATGATGCTCATAGCGACGCACTCTATTATAAATTTCCAACGATGCAAGGCCTGAGCATTGGAAATATATCAAATGGCTCCGCTCCCGCCGTCGTGGGATATTTACGGCATGGCGGACAAGGCATCGAAGAAGCGCGAATCGGAGATGCGCGCGCGGGCGATCTATCGCCGGCTCATGGCGATGCCGCGCCCCGGCAAGATATCGAACAACGAGCTGGCAACGCGAGCCGGGGTCAACACGTCATTCTTTTCGCAACTCAAGGGCAACGACAAGAAGGTCCCGAGCGAGCCATCGGTCGGCAACCTGCGGCTGGTGCTGGAGGCCCTTGGATCGTCTATCCCCGAATTTTTCGTACACGAAGCTCGGGGGCGATTGGCGCCGGTTCCGACGCAACAAGACTTAGAGCGGGCGTTCGAAACCGCGTTGGCGGCGCTGCCAGCGAAGGCCGAGGATCAGCCACGATATCTAGCTGAAGTCGTGCGAGATATCCTTGCGCTTCCGACAGGGCGGATAGCCAGGCTACCCGATGCGGTGACCTCAGACCGGGACGCTCGCGAAGAAGCCGCTCTTCCTCGCGTTGCCACCAAGCGCGCATAATCCGCGCCACGGCGCACCGACGATAGCAAGGGGCACATCCGCGGTCACAGGCCGGGGCCTCTAGCGCTATGTCCGTATCCACCGACTCGCCTCCGCTTGTTCTCATTACGTTCTATCTCGCGTTTTCCAACAAGCATAGGAAGAATCTTACGGTCTGAACCCACGGGTCCTAGCGACACCCGCTTAGAGCTAAATCGCAGGTGTTGTAAATTTCTCATTTTGGCGCTTGACCTGTGAGAAATTTATAACGATAAGGTCCCCAAGCAGCCCGTTGGTTCCGGGCCGCAAGGGAGACACCCGATGGCAGCTACCAAGACACCTCGCGCGAAAAAGAGCGCTGAGACCGCGCCTGTAACGATCGCCAGCATCAAGGGGTTCGATCAGAACCTTGCATGCCGTGGCTATCAGTTCGAGATCGGGAAAACCTACGAGCACAAGGGCACTGTCGCTGCCTGCTCTTCCGGCTTCCATGCCTGTGACGCCGACGAACACCCCTTGTCCGTCTTTGAATTCTACGCCCCGGCGGGTTCGCGTTATTGCAATGTGCTGCAAGGCGGGAAGCTCAGCCGGCAAATCGGCTGTTCGAAAGTAGCATCAGCCACGATCACGATCGGTGTCGAAATATCCATCGGCGATTTGGTTATGCGCGCATGGGATTACGTCTGGTCGCGCGCGGTTAAATCTGACGAAAGCCATGTCACCGGCTATCAGGGCGCGGCCAGCAGCACCGGCTATCAGGGCGCGGCCAGCAGCACCGGCACTCAGGGCGCGGCCAGCAGCACCGGCTATCAGGGCGCGGCCAGCAGCACCGGCACTCAGGGCGCGGCCAG